AGGTAAGCGCGGAGAATTGCCCAATTCACGACTCCACACAATGAAGTCCTCATCCTCTACTATACCATACGACAAATCTTGAAGTTTCCTATCATCATTCACAATATCAGCAAATGCTGATACATTTCCCCATGCCATTGCTACATTAATGGTTTCAGCAACTTCCATTAAGGTTACATTTGCATTTGACACAATTTCTACACCATTACGCAAATAACGTCCGGCATGATTAATTCTCGGATATCTTGTAAGACAGCTTGGCAAATGAGCATTATCTATAATACGGCAATTACGCAGAGTGATTGGCAGCTTGATAGAATATGTGTTGTTGCTTACTACCTTACTGACATCAGTAAACAAATTACTCTTATAATTCAGAGTAATGGCTGTACTGCTATCAATATCCACTAAATTATTATCAATATATAACTCCTCCTTCTTCATGGTTTCTGTGAATTTATCTCTGGCAACATAATCTCCACCTCAAAGTCTTGCAGATCTTCTCCTGAATCTACTATTGTTCCCGTAGCAATATTCACAGGAACCCATTTCCCATCCACATACAAATCAACCAAAGGTGAAGAATGCAGGGTCATAAGCATATTAAACGTATATTGGTCTACCAATACAGCGCAAGCCTTGATATTTTTCTGCATGGTCTTTCTTTGATATCGGTTAACTCCCGTATAGTTATACCTTTCATCGGAATATTCCCAATAAAGTCGCTCGCCATCCATATCTGATTTTGCATACCTATTTCCCTCTTGAAATAACCAGTATTGATAAAAGCCATGTCTGTCAATCCATCGAAGATATATTCCACACTCTGAATCATCTATAACAAGCCGGTTAATAATAGTTCCATCCCCAACTGGACGGAATGTATTGTCAAAAGTATAATCGAACGTACTTGTCGGGATATCTTCATCCAAACGCACTACACCAAAAGCAACAGCATTACCAAACAAAGTCATCGGGTCTATGTGGAGCAGACCAGCATCAAGCCTTAATGGTTCATACTTATTCTTATCATACCGTTTCCTCAGACGAGCCGATGGGGATATGTACATAGAAAATGTAAAAGGAAACCTTCTAAACCATACAATCTTTCTTGACGGATTGAAGACCTCATCGATATTCATTGCTCCCCATATCACCAAGGTTGTAAAAGTAAATGTATCGTCTGTGGTTTGAACTTGCACGGAAATAGTCTTAGGCACTATCAGTTCTTTGTCATTTACATCAAAGAAAGACTGTAGGTGGGTTCTATCAATTCCATTTTTTATTTCTTGCATAAGGCAGCAGAACCCTTTAACTGTCTTGAGCAAGATAATCT